AATGAACCGCTCCCGCTCGAACCCGGTGCCCGGCCCTGCATCCAGTGCGGCTACTGCTGCAAGGTCGCACCGTGCCCGTTCGGCACATGGGACAAAGCCAATCATCGCTGTGTTCACCTGACACCTGAAAATGGATGCGCCATCTACAGTGAAATCCTTGCCCGCCCAGTCCGCGACTGGTGGTGCGCCCCAGCCTTTGGTGCCGGTTGCTGCTCTCCCGGCAACCCTGACCGACTTGCCATGCTCCGCCGGAACCCTGATCTCGTTAAGCGCCATCTGCACGGGCCTGCTGTCCGAAACCCTCAGCCCGGATGCCATGTTCCTAGCGCTGCGCCGGGCAGCCACGGAAGCACATAACGCCGGAGTAGACCCAAACGAATTCAACCGGGTGTGCCAGATCATTGAGCGCCACTGGCGGCACCGCCGGGCACAAAATCCACTCAGTCGAATGTTCTGATTTATGACTAAGCGCCAACTAGATACCATCATTACATCCACCAGCGACAAATACCTGCAAAAAATCGGGGCCTACCTGCGCAGACGACAGCAGCGGCACAACGATGCCCAGAAGATGATCGTCGTAAAAAGCGACGATGGCTCACTCTACATCGGCACCAAAGAGCGCGGCCCACTCAACGCCTTCATCGGCTGTCGGCTGATTGAAGTCTGTACGCGTGGTAATCATGCTCGAAGCTTCTGCATCCCCGCTGGCGGCAACTGGAAAGAGGTCAAAAACTTCTGGGCCAGTTACATCGAACTTGGCGTCTGCCTGCTTGATCCTGACCACGATTTTTACAGCCACCGGTGGACGCTCGAAACACCTGCCAAGCGCATGTGCCGCTTCTGCGGTCGGCAGGAAAAACGGCGCTTTCGCCGCCGGGTTGTAGTCTACCAAAAGTGGGTTAAAATTTAATGTTGACAATTTGCACCATCTAGTTAAGACTTAGGTTGAAATGAGTGCCAAAGAATTTGTCATAGCCAAGTATCCGCAGGCGCGGTGCATCCGCTACAAGCTGAACGGCGGCGGGGGCTACAACCTTGTCTGGGAACTGGGCTATGAAAAGGGCCGCCGCCTGTCCTCGGGAGATACAGCGGCAGGTGCTTGGAAAAACGCCAAGACGAAGCTGAAAGCACTGACAGAAAAACCAGTGGCCGGGGGTTAACAACCCTGTCCCTTTTGGTATGTAGAGAGTATGAACGTTAACGAAGCCCAAGCCTTCCTGAACCAGATGATTCAGGATGCCATTGATGGCATCAAGGTGAGGGGCACCTGTCGGTGCCAGATATGCGGTGGCCGCGCTGATCTATACACCTGTGGCGTCCACATCTGCTCCGTAAACGGCTACCACCAAGCTGACCCTTTCCTTGGAATGTTCACTGATCTAACTCCGCCACCACCTGAACCTGATCGCTATACCTGACCTTTATGCCTAAAATCTGTTACCGCCCGAAGAAGTTCAACGACGACCGGCTCGACAAGATCGCGAAGGCCAACGCCATCATCGCCGAATACCGGGAACAGGGCTTCGAGCTTACCCTGCGTCAGCTTTACTACCAATTCGTCAGCCGGGACTTCATTGCCAACAACCAGCGCGAATACAAGAACCTTGGCGACATCATCAATGACGCCCGGCTCGCCGGTATGGTTGACTGGGAAGCTATTGTCGACCGCACCCGGAACCTGCAAACGTTGCCGAACTGGGATGACCCTTCCGACATCATCGAAGCGTGCGCCAAGCAGTATCGCATCGACAAGTGGGCACAGCAGCAATACCGCGTTGAGTGCTGGATCGAGAAGGACGCGCTCGTGGGCGTCATCGAAGGGGTCTGCAACGATCTCGACATCGACTTCTTCTCCTGCCGTGGCTACACGAGCCAGAGCGAAATGTGGGTCGCCGCCATGCGGCTGGAGCAGTATCGCCGCAAGGCGCAGATGCCGCTGATCCTCCATCTGGGTGACCACGATCCCTCGGGCAAGGACATGACCCGCGACATCACCGACCGACTCAGTGAATTCAGCGGTGGTGAAATCGAGGTCAAACGGCTAGCCCTGAACATGTCACAGGTCGAAGAATACAGTCCACCGCCCAACCCGGCCAAGATCACCGACAGCCGCGCCGAGAAGTACATTGAAGAATTCGGCAACGAGTCGTGGGAATTGGACGCCTTGGAGCCTGCGGTCATCGCCCAGTTGATCCGGGATGCCGTTGATGAAGTCCGGGACAAGAAGCTTTGGCGTGAAGCCGTCGCCAAGGAGGACAAGCAAAAAGCCCAACTGCAAAAGGTCAGCGACCAGTGGCAGGACATCACCAAAAAATTATGAGAATGTACGAAAAGAAAGCAGCCCAAGGTTGGGTGCAACGCTATATCAAGCCGCCGGTGCGCACAGTTCTTCCTACCTGCGCGAACTGCGCTCACTTAACGCTGCCAGTTGCAACAGTGCGCTGCGGTTTAGGCGGTTTTAATACGAATCTTCGTGCCACATGTCCAAAGTACACACAGGCAACTGTAAAGCGCACCGACGAAGAAAAGTTACATAAAAGATGTGTAAATGGTGGCCTGATACCGTTGACATTACCCAAAAAATTATGAAGCAACCATCTGAAAAAGAACTGTTACGCCGCGAAGACGAACTCGACAAAATGGGTTGGCGGCGCTTGGAATGTTCCTACTGGGAAGACCCCATCACGGGCCTGCATGAACCGTCCACGCAAGCTTACGAACTTGCCATGCAGCGCCGGAAAGGGCCACCGAAGCAGCGCTTCCGGCTCAAGACTGAGATCGTAACTTCCACGGCACCCAACGTGACCAAAAAGAAACGGGACGGCTGGGGTGACAAAGCTGTCACCACCGTCGTCGAAGGCAAGGTCTTGGACATCTCCATCATCCGCGACGGCAGCCCGGCGATCTCCTTTCGCGTGCTCGAAAGCGGCGACCTGATTATCACCAACTACGGCTCCAACTTCAGCACCATGCTGGAGCGCAATGTGCGCCTGACCAACGACCGGCCTTGGAAATGAAACTGAAATGGGTAACACGAAACACACTGCTGGTTACCTTTTCCTCCAGAGCCTAAAGGAAGTGCAAGCACGCGACTTCAAGCGAGAAGTGCGTGCGCTTAAACGCCGTCTAGCCGTACTGCATAGCCAAGGCAAATGCCTTGGTATCAACTTTCCAACACTCAAACAGATCAAAGAGATTACGAGTAAGTGGAAGGAACTGAAGCAATTGAAAAGAACAAAGTGAGCACTGATCGTCCGCTCCCCGCCAACCCGTTCACCGATGCCTACTGGCAGCGGGAATTGAAATGGCTCGGCTTGAAGAAATCCGCGTTCCATGTGGAACACGTGGCCGTTGACTGGTTCAAAATTCAGGGTCGCTGCGACGACTATCTGAATGCCAACATGCGCTTTTGCGATGTCTGGATGCCACGCCTGTCCATCAATGGGCACCTGTGGATGTCGCTCACGCCGATGGAAATTCAATCCCACGCGCTGGCCATCCACCGCGCTACCGGTAACGTTGCCACCGTCGGCCTCGGCCTCGGCTACTATGCCCTCCGAGTGGCCAACAAACCCGAGGTCACGGCGGTCACGGTGTTCGAGCGTGAAAAGCCTGTCATCGAATGGTTCAACCGCGTTCACAAAGACCGGCCTGAACGGGCGAAGATCACGATTGTCGAAGGAGACGCCCGCCAGATTTTCAAAGGCTACACGTTCGATTTCGTCTACGCCGACCTCTACCAAGACCTGCTCGGGGACGAAGTGCTCGCAGACGCCAAGCTCTTTCGGCGGCGCAACAAGATCGGTCGTTACCATTTCTGGGGCATGGAGCGGGCGCTGCTGGAAATCCTGCTCCACAAGCTGCTAAAGTTCGGCACCCTGCAAATGGGTCGCGATCTGATCCACTACTACCAGCAGTGGAAGTCCACCCCTTTTGACGAAAACAGCGATACCACCCTTGGGGAGATGCACCATCCGCAGCTTGATAAAACGTTCCTCCGGGCAGTGGTAAAATCCTTGCGGGACTACCCAATATGACCATCGAAATCCCGGATACACCGGCTGAACTACAGCCGTGGCTGGAGAAACACGGCTACGTCATCAACGAGTGCGCGGGGCCAGTGTTCGCCACAAAAGGTGATGTCGCCGTCACGCACAACAACGTCGTCGTTGCCTTGACCCACAACGACGCCGACGCCATTGCCTTTGTTCTAGGGCGCTTTGCGCTCGCCAAACTCGCGGGCAGACCTACTTAAATTTTAATGTTGACTTTTCGGGATTAGCCCTTAGTCTCATGGCAATATGAAATTTGAACACAAGAACCTCTCCAAGCTCTCCGCCTTCGCTCAATCAACCCTTAGACGTGACCTCCACGATCACGGCTGGAAACAGGGCGATAACGTGCCTGACACCGAATGGCAGATGCTTGTGGAAAAAGCTCAAGACGCTGATTACATCCGCCTCGAAGCCGCCCGCTTCCAGAACCTCGTTGACCACTGGTGCCCAGAGAACCTGCATCACGAAGGAATGCCCAATACCCTCATGCGGGCCTTCATGTCCGCTACCGCCTGCTGCGCTGACCAAAAACGCCAACTGGATGGTGTCGATCCTATCCGCCCGTTGGACAGCTACCCTGACCCGATGTACGGCTTCAGCAACACGCCATCGGGCACTGAGCCACCGGTCGCGCAGCACCCATCCAATCGCTGGAACGTGCTCCGCCGTTACCTGCTCACCATGATCGACACCTTGGACAAGAGCGCAGCCAGCAACAGTTCAATGGTGGAACCGCGCTGGTGGCTGGAGATGATGGAAGTCCAGCGCCTCCTGCGCAAAACCGATGAAGTAACCGCTGCTGAAATCAAAGGGAGGTTCCTGTGATCGCTTTCACTGACGCTCTGGTTCACGAGGATTACCGGCGCATCCCGGACTACATCCTCAAGGGCATCTACTCCTACGTGGGGCATCGTCTACGGTCAGGCGACTTCCTGCTCGCCGTCTTCCGTAACGACCTGTCCGAAGCCGTTGGGCGGGCTGACAAGGAAACCTTGGCAGCGCTCAAGGAGATCGTGATTTTCGTACACATGGAAGTACCCTCGATCTGCCACGGCAGCCCGGCGGCTGTAAACAACTGGCTCAATCCGCCCGAGAACCCTTGCGCAGAGCAACCCATCGTAACCAGACTGGAAGCTTTTCAGCAACTTGTAAACGTTCATGAAACAGCGTTTCACGCACACGGAGAACCCCACAAAGGCTGCGGGCCGTGCGAGAGCCTGCGTGCCCCGAACGAAGAATGCCGGGAATGGGTCATGGGACAGCCAGTTGGTATTGAACTGAAGAACATTCCGTATACGCAGCACTATGTGCAAACCAAAAACCCGCTCGACCGCTTCAAGTTCGTCGACGAAAAGCACCCATGACCTCAAATCCCCTGCGCAATCACGTCATCGGAGCCACCGGCTGCGACGGTTCCCTGCTCGGCTTCATCAAGTCGCGCCACATCCTGTTCAAGCACCATACCGGACGTGGTGGCAACTTTCTGGAGATTTACAAACTACTGTCCAGTGTTGCTCTGGCTTGCGATAAGCCAGAAGCTCGCGCCGAACTCTCCCGATTGAAAGTCCTGATCGACGATCTGGCCCATGTCCAGAAACGCGCCAAGGAAGGTCTGGATGAAGCCGAACTCTGCATGAACACACTGACCGATGCACTCACCAGAATCGACGGTCAAGTTGAGGAACAAATCAATCCCGATCTTCCCACCTTGCTGACCACCTGCTCCGGCCAGTTGAAACTGCTTTGTCGCAACCTACCGCAAACAACCTGCGCCATCATCAATGAAACGCTCGACGCCATCGAAAAAGCTAAAGCCAAAATCCATGAAAACACCGACAAAAAGAAAAGCTAAACCCCGGCGGCTCCGCCGCACCAACCCAACGTATACGCACCGCGACGCCTCCGGCATGGCGTGGCGCTTTGCAGGCGGTCGGCCTGTGTCCGCCCTCGCGGACAAGGTGATGGCCGACTGCGGAATGGCCCTGCGATGAAGAAAAAACGCGCCTGCGGCGTAGCCATGCCTAGCTCCCACGGGAGACAGCGCTGCCAACTGCTCCGAGGACACAAGGGCCATCATCACTACTGGATTTACCATTGGCCCAAAAAGCCCCGTGGCCCCCGCATCTTTCCAAAGCCCGGTGACCGGCTAGCCAAGGTCGAGCAGCGCGGCAAGTTCTCGGTCGTCAACAGCCGGATCGTGCTGGCCATCGAGAAGCGCTACCCTCGCGGCAAGACCGTTGTCTACACCCGCAAGCGCCCCAGTCGCCCGTGCCGGTGTACCCTGACGGCATGGCGGCGCTGGGCCAAAGGAGCCGCACAACCTGTAGGTACGTTTGTATGACTGAAGCCCAGCATCCACAGCGTAACCTTGGGGACATCCTGAGCGTTCTGCCCGCCGGTGTCACCGAGCAACTGATCGACGTGCTCAATACCGAGCCTGACTCCATCGTTGCGGTCAAACAGTTGAAAGCCTTGTTGAAACCGCACACCGCTGCGCTCGAAGCTGTCGGCATCGTGCCGGAATATCTCGCCTACGTGCTGCTCTCCGTTCGCAATCAGCAGCAACCTGAACCGGAACCGCCTCGCGCCCGCGACTTGTTTCGCGACGGTGGCGATCCCAGCCTCAATTGAGCGCTAAACGCCAGCCCAAACACGGAGATCATCTCGTCAAAGACCGGCACCATCGCATCGTGGTCTGGGTGGAACCGCCCATGTGCTGCAACGGCACTGGAAAAACCCTCGTCATCCCGGTCACGGCGGGGCGCATGAGCTACCACACCCGCTGCTACAACCGCTGCACCCGGAAAACACTGCCTGACCGCACCACGGTCGGCTGGACGCGCAGGCTGCCCAAGCCAATGCACCAGCCGGTAGTCCAGCGCTGCACCCTGCGGGAGTGGTGGGAGTGGGCCAAGGCTGCCGCTGTAGCGCCTCCAATCGGTTCTTAAAAGTGATATGGCACCAAACCCGCTGTTTCTACAAGACGAAATCAACGCCCTGCGCCGATTGATGGAATCGGTCAACAAACTTTCCACCAGCAATTCCCAGAGCTTGGGCAAGCTCGCGGCGGACAATGTAGCGCTCCGGGCGGAACTGGCCACCACCAAACAGACGGCTAACCGTGCCCTGCAAATGTGCAATCAACTCAGCAACCGGCTGGCGACGCTGGAGTCCGGCTCGGCGCAACTGTAGCGGCTTCTCCGGCTTCTCCAGACCAATTGGTGTGTAAGTGATGGTATTGGACGGCTCGCTCTCCACCCCAAACCCGTCGTAAGCCGTAGCGTAGAAAAAGTAATTCGTACCGGCCACCAGATTGGTTACGGTGCCGGTCAAAACGGCTCCAACATCCAGCCTATTAGTCACGGTGCCGCTGGTGTCGCCGTAATAAAGCCGGTAACCGGTCACCGTTGCATCCGGGCTGGGACTCCAAGCCAGCGTCACAGACGCGGCCTGCGCCACGCTGGTCAACCAAAGCAACAGGCTAACGACGACTGGCGTTATATTCCTGCCACTGCGCTTCCCAGTATTCACGGTAGTCTTCAGCGCAGGGATCACAGAGCAACAGGGGAAGATTAAGTCTTTCATCGTCGTATTGGGTCAAGGCTGGACGTTTTGTCACATCCGCCGAATGTTCACCGCACCGCGAACAGCATAGCGCGTATCGCCACCAGTTAATTACGCTCCATTGGTCTACGTCCAATAAGGCCACATGATCTCCAGTTCCACCACGATCCGCGCCGGAGTACAATAGCCAAAGCCAATAGCAGCCCCGCTATTAACGCTGTCACGTTCGCGGTACATTTGAAAATGGTGCTTGGAAAACTGAAACTCGTGGGACAGGTAGTCTACAAACTCCTTGATGCCCTCGCATCTCTCTGCGTCCGCCTCCAGTCTTATTTCGACAACTGTGACACAACGCATGGCCTGCTGCTGAACGTATTTCCAGTTGCGATGGTTCATCTCGCACCGGATGCCCCGCTGCTCGATTTCCGCCCGCATGTTGTCCAGCGACACTTCGCACACCCGAAAGGAGCACACCCGAAAAACACACGCTTTGAAATCGTCATAGGTGCCTTCCTCGATGACCGCTTGATAAGCTGGCGGTGTTTCGGCGTGGGTAGCCAGCGTCCTGAGCAACACATCACCAATAGGCTCCCCCGGCGGCACCCCGGAGGGCATGGATGCCAACCTCCACTGATCGACATGTTCGAGAACAGCCATTAAGCGGGATCAATAACCGGCAGTGCTCGCGGAGCCTCCAGCCTCGGCCCGGCAGCCAGCGCCACCAAACGCTGCCAGAGGTCAGGCACGGCCATCGCCGCTGGATCAAACACATACTGCGCGTTATCCAGCAGCATTTCCAAGCGCGTCGTTTGCGGTCGGCTAAGCTCTTGCTCGACCGCCGCCAAAATTTTACGGGGTGCAATCCATTCCATGAGCAGCGCCTTTACGTGATCCTCGGTGGGTTCATCCATGACGATCAGCGGGCCGCCGCGCAGGCACCAGTTACGCCGGTTGCTGTAGTAATTCTCCTTGTTCTTCACCCGGCGCTCCCGTCGCTGATGCCTGCGGCTCATAATTCAATGGGCAGCCATCTCCGGGCGGGCCAGCAGCATGGTCATTACCTGCTGTTCAACGAGCGCCATGTCAGCGTGAACGTAGTGCTCCAATTGGATCATGGCTGCCGGGTCAAACCCGGCATTGCAATACGTGCCCATCAAAGGCACGCCCTCCAACGGAACACGGTCTAGGTTTATCCTGCCTTGCATCGGTACCCAGAAATCGTTGCTGCCGATCCGCCCGGTAAACGTTCCCATCAGACTGTAGACAATCGGCGTGATGTTGCTCTCCATGACGTTCCGCAGGAAGTCATCAGGCGTGCCTTCTTCGATCCAATGATGCGGGGGCGCTGGCTCGGAAACGGTGTCCCAAGTCATCAGGATCGAATCGTGAACAGTGCCGACCACCTGTAGCTTAGGCGGCTGCCGCTTGAGCTTTGAGGTACTTCTGGTTGACGCCGATTTTCTTAGGCATTCGACCACCGTTCCAAACAAAGTTTTTATACGTTTTGCCATGCTCGTCCTGCAAGGTGCCGTCCGTATGGTTCGCGTCGATCACGGTAAACCGCTTGTTGCGCCAGAGCAACACGTCGCCCGGTTGAAAAGGAGCCGACCGGGGATTGGCGTAGGAGCGCCAGCGCTTCACAATCCGGTGAATGGACTGCTTCTGCATCCCAAAGCGACGGCCCACTTCCTCGTATTTGTACAGGCTGGAGAGACGCACGATCTCCAACTGGCGCGGCGTTGGCCGCTCCTGCTTCTTGCGGCCACGCTTGCGTAGCTCCATGCCCGCCCGCTTGGCCCAGACCGTCAGGGTGGCGGCACTGATGCCAAACTGAAGGGCGATTTCTTCCGTGGTAAGCTTGCGCTCACGGTAAGCCTCCAAGGCTTCCGTTTGCACCACATCACTTTGTTGGATTACTCGGTTCGACATACTCAATCAACCGCGCTGTCGTCATCGTCATCGTCATCGTCACGACCGACCGCGCCTAAAATGCGCCATACCGTGATCGGCAGTGTGATCGGCATGAGCAACACGTACCATTTGAACGCGACAAAAATCACGTAGAGGATCAACAGCACGCCTGTATACATCCATCTGCTGTCCAGCACCGCCGCGTCTTTCGCCGCCTGCGCCAACAGCAATTCCAAATACTTGTTCAGTACTTCCATACCATTGAGAACCACAAATCCGGGTTACGCCGGTTGGGGTTTTTCAGGCCGGATGGATTCGAGGCTGACCTGCGTCGGCAACACCGTCTGGATGTCCAGATTGGTGTCCACATCGAACGTCGACCAGCGCCGCTCGTGAAAGTCCGCCTTGGGCTTGAGCACCTTGCCGCAGGACAGGGGATTGGCCACCTTGAACTGCTTGGCCACCCGCTCCAGCGCCCGCATGAACGCCGTGTAGCGGGCCGTGTCGAAGGTGCCGTCCGCACCGATGAATACCTTGGCGTCAAAGGCCGCCACCACTTCGTAAGCGGCATGATCGTTGATGTCCGCCTTCTTGCCTTCCACGGTCAGCAGCCGGTTGAACTCAGCCATCACCTGCTTGGGATCGTTCTTCAGGTTCTTGCGCGTCCATGAAAACTGCGCCACTTCACCGCTCTCCTTGTCCGTCAGGTTAACGCTGGAGATGATGGCTTTGGGGTCGTCGGCGTGCTCGCAGTTGTGATGGAAAACCGCTGCCAACCCCTCGTCGATCAGGTCGGGTTTAAGCTCGTTGATGACTTCTTCCGCCTTGGCGATGGTATCCCGCGCTTCATTGAAGCGGGTTACGATGTCACCCTCAACGTAGACAGTGGGTAAATTGCTGCGCGTCTTTTTGGCGTCAGCATCCGGTAGGTCGATATTTTGGAGTTTTGCCATATTCGTAAGGCAAACGTATACACACTCGCCATAACTGTCAACATCAATCTTTAAGCGATGCTGGTCGAGGGCAAAACCACGGTCAAAGTGGCCCCCAGCCGGTCGATCACCGACAGTTGACCCTCCACGGAGGACAGGGAGGCATAGCCTGTGGTGTCGTAAACCACCTTTGGCCCCCAGAAATAGATGGGATTGGGGAACAGGGGCGACGGCTGGGTGATCTGCCATTTGTAGGTCATGAGGTCGGCGTCCACATCCGTCCCCGCCGCCGCAAACTCAAGTTGCTGCCCGGAAGTGATGGGGCCGAGGCCCGTAACCGGCACCCCGTTCACTGACCGGGTAACCGTCACCGCGCTGGGCGCACTGTTGGCGACCAAGGTGATCTCGTATTCGGCATCCGTGTGCGTGATCTCGCTGCTGAGGACGTTGACCGCCGTCACCCGCACCTGCGCGGTCACCAGTTTGGTGGTGCCTCCGGTGACAACCTCGGTGCTGATGTCCCGCCTGACCGTGTTCTGGTAACCGCCGTTGGCCAGCACGCTCGTCGTGCCAGTTTCCGCCACGGGCAGCATCGTCCAGCCGTTGCTGCCGGAAAAATTCCAGTCGAAGGTCACCGTGTGCAACGGCAACGGAGCAACAAAGACCGTCAAATCAACCGTCTGCCCGGCTCCAATTCGGGCCGTTGGCGGTGTCGCCGCATCAAAAGCCACGCCACCCACGCCCACTGACAGCGCTACAGACGGTGGCGGATTGTCTTCCCCGCGCAGAGAGAAATCCACGAATGACGTGCCCGCCCGCGTGTCCACCACGTAGCAGGTGACCGTGTGGTCGCTGGAAACATTCAGGTCGAGATAATTCTGCGTGCCCGTGTAGTTCTGCACGATGATCGTGCCGTTACCGGCCCACGTGCCGCTGACCGCCCCGATGATGGACGTGGTGCCGCTCCCCAGTAAATCAGTACCGGTGTACCAGTAGAAAGTGCAGCCATCGTTGTCGAAGTCGAACGCGGAAATCGTCAAGCGGGTCTGATAGGTGAAGAAGCCATCGTTGGCGCTGATGCTGGCACCGGGTAAAATCGTCGGTGGATTGTTGGCGGTGATCGTGCCGCTCAAGCTGACACTCTGGCCGTCCACGGCCACCGGGCGGCAGTTGAAATGCAGTTCATCGGTTCCGGGCTGACCCCCGATGTTGATGACCTTGGTCGTGAATGGCGCAACGGTGGCGCTGCTGGAACCGTCCCACCAGTCCCAGCAGTAAGCGTATATCGCACTGCCGGAAGGTGTCGGCGAAGCGGTAAATTGAACAGTGTCGCCTACTTGGTTCATACAGGAGTTCCAATCACAGTACCGAAGGTGGGAAAGGTGAAGCTGCCGGTGTCGGCAACCACCACATTCGTTCCGGTGTAGATCACATCATTACGGCGATCATTGGTCAAGCCTGTGAGCGTATCCCCCAGCGGATAGATGGACGTGACGGTATCGTTAGCCGTGTAGATGTCAGCTTCATGCTTATAGCCGATCCGTGTGCCGTAGCTGTTAATGGTCGTGAACCAGCCGCCGGGCGTGGTGCCCGCGCTGAAATTATCGGTATACAACGGCGTGATCTGCACCTGCATCGCCGGAGAAACCGTCACCTTGAACAATTCCGTCGTGATGTGCCGCAGCGAGTAGCTGTAAATCGCAAGCTGCCGCTTCGTGCCTTTCGAGGGGTCTTCCGCAGGATTCGTCCAGTCGAAGGAAAGCAGATAATCCCCCACCACCCCATCATTGAGATCAAACTGGAAACTATCCGTTCCCCGGAAATTGTAACCGCTCAAGCCGTGCAGCAACCGGCGCTGGATCACCGTGTCGTTGACGTTGATGTCCACGGCAAAACCGGAGAAGTCTGTGTCCGCCTGACCAATCTGGCCACTGATGACCGTCAGGACGTACGGGCCGGGAACCAAAGTGCCGCTGTTGTTGAACTCCAGCACCCCGGCCTTGCCCAGCGCGGGTGTGTTCAGGTAGGTGCCCGAGGTCACCGTGACGATTCCCGGCTGCGCTGACACATCCACGTCATTGGTCACCGGCGTCGCCGCCCCGGCGTCCGTCCACGTCGTGTAGGCATTCGTGACCTGAGCCGTGAAGCGGCTGTTTGTATACATGAACAGGGGCGGCGTCGTATTGGTGCCGGTATACTGTCCCGCCACCCCGCGATGCGTGCCGGTGTGGGCCAGCAACACGCCACTGCCACTGCCACTCAACAGCACGTAAGCCCCGGTCGGAATGTCGCTCACGTAGAGATCAAGCGTGTTGAAGGTCTTGGGGTAGTAAGTCAGCGTGGCAGGATCATAGAAACCGTAGGTGCCACTGCTGCCCGCCAGCGTGCCTTGAATGAACCCGGTGCCAGCGGCGGTGTAGATCGTGCCGTTGGCCAGCAGTTCCGCTAGGTAGGGATCAGCGTTCACTTCCGCTGTCGTGCGCCCGTGTGCCACCGGCGTTGCTTCCAGCCATGTGGACGTTTGATTCCCCTCCAAGGCCAGTTGGTAAACCCGGTTGTCCTGAATAGCGTTGACGTAGACATACTGCCGGAACGGATTGGTCTGCGTCATCGTATTGGGCCACGGGGAAGCCGTTCCGCTGGCCGTGGATACCACCACGGAACCGGAGGCCGTGCTGCCGCCGCTGAGCACATCGTAGTTGCCGCCATAGTTGCTGGCCTGCCAAAAAGCGTTCCAGCCGGGCAACTGACCGTGGTCGGTGCTGAACGGCGCGGTGCCTTCCGCTGTCATCGTCACAAACTGCTGACCCAACGTGTAGGTGTCCGGCAACGGACGCTGATTGCCGATGCCCACTTCCTTGAAACGTGTCTCGCCGATGTAAGACCCCATGCTGTCGTAGCGCAGCACCAAGCCCTGCCGGGTGCGGCGGTACCACGCAGGCAGCACATCCGGCACCGCCCACCCGGAATCCAAGACCCGGATGCCATACTTGTCCTCGCGATCCAGACTGAAGATGAAGCCCAAGCGGTAAGTGCAAAGGGTCGGGTTCGGCGCGTGGTAGCGCACCAAGTCCATCTCGGCTTGGCTCTTGTAGACATTCCACAGGCGCAGATCGTGCAGATCATAGGCCACGCTGCCGTACGCCTGAACGTAGAGGGCCGTGTCCACGTCGGGATCAGCTTCCGGGTAGGTGCCCGCCGTGCTGACTTCGGTCGCGCTGGCTCCCAGTGTCCCCGCGCCGAAGGTGGCGTTGGTGGCATTCCGGCGAATGTATACAAAGTGCCAAGCTCCGTCATTGATGGGAGCCGCCCCCACCGTGGCCGCCGTGCCACTGGTTTCCATCGCGTAGCTGACCAGACTCCCGCTGGGGTTGACCGTGAAGTATACCGGCGAGTTGTCAACCACGCGGGTTTCGACCGTCGGCAGCGCCGTCAACCTGATCCAGAAGGCGGCGGACGTTTCGTCCACCACGTCACGGTACTTGTCCGCCGCGATCTGCGCATTATCCAGATGGAGCACCCAGCCGCGCACGTCATCCCACTGACGGTTCGTATAAGACACGCCACTCAGCACCGTGACGGATGCCTTGTTGCTGTGGTCGGCCACCGTCAGGTTATCATCGACGTGCTCGTTGCACGCGAACCAGCCAACCAGACCGGCGCTATGGTGCTGACCGAAAAATTTCGGGAGATCGGCCACCAACACCCCTTGTGCCAGACCACAGTGATACAGACCGTAGCCCGGCTCGAACAGGACATCGTAATCCGTCTCAGTGTCACCCACGCTGCTGCCGATGGGCGGGCGCACCAGATCGGTTTCATCACTGGTGAGGGTGGACAGGTTTTTGAACTCGCCCTTGTAAGCCACGGCGAGGTAGCCGGGGTGGTAAGCGGCGGCAGTCGTGGATCGGTGCTCCCAGACGGTGCGCACGTGAGGCGTATTGTCACTGGTGATTCCATAAACGTTGATGTCCACGCCCGTCTGGTCGTTGAACGCCGTGGCTTCCTCCACGACTTGAATCGCGATCTCACTCCCGCTCTGGTAGCTGTCCAGTTCCACCAGTTCGCCGCCCACCACGATCTCCCGCCGCCACGGATAATCGTCCGCCACTTCGTAGAGCAGGCCGTTGTCATCATCCTCCGCCCGCGCCTGCGAGCAAACGTTGTCATCATCCTTGACGGAAAAATCCGGTTCATCCCGGATGACTTCCGTGCTGGTGGGCAGCCACGTGACCACCATGTCCGCCCCAACGCCCACGGCACTGAACAAAGCCCAGTATTCGTGCGTGTCCGTGCGGTAGGAACCGTCTACAATAACCGACTTAAACCGGATCAGGTCTGGGTCACTCGGATCAGACTCCAGATTTAGCGGACTGTCGGTTGTCGTAAAGCCCAGCGTCAAACCCGCCACCCCGGAGAACACAGGTGTCAACTGAAACACACTGAATCCAGCGGGGATAACCCCTGAAATAACCGTCACGCTGCTGGTGGAACCGGTAGCGGTGATGACGGGAGATTCCACGTACGGATAACCCGGTGTCGGCGGAATGATTGCCGTCGGAATGATCTCATAGTTGACAAACGTTACGAACGGCGAATAAGTGCGTCCCGGTACCGACGGCCACGTCAGAATCCATGCGTCCACACCCACCAACACCGCCTCGGCGACAGTGTAAGGTGCGAGCGGGTTGTTGGTGGCTGTGCCGTTGTAGCTGAGACTTCCATCCGTGGTAAACAAAGTGCCGGTGCATTCATACACCGCGTAAGGCACGTCATCGCTTTGCAGGAAGCCTGCCTGACTGCGCCGGGGCAAACGGGTGGCCGCCCGCACTTCCTCGAATGCCTGTGTCACTTGCACACCTGCCGCCACCACAGAATCAAAATTCAATTGCCGGTCGCGGTAAGGATCAGCCGGGTTGGCTTCCCGCCGCGCCACCGCAACCGTGGTGATCGTGCCGTCCACCGTCACCCAGTCCGTCGTGGTCTGCGCCACCGCGATGCTGCCGTCCACCCACGGGCGATACGGACTGACTGCCGTACCGTCCGAGGTCAGGGTTGGATCAGCTTTGAGATCGGCATTGGTGGTCGCGGCCCGGCTGCCGAAGATGTCCTCCAGCTTGTCCATGTCCGCCGTCAACCCGAGATCAAAATAGCTGCTGCGATACTTGATGGCCGACAGCCGGTCTTCCACGGTAATGACCGCCAGCGTGCCGCTGGTTTCCACGTGAACGAACAACCCGTTGAAGTCATCCCCCTCGGCAATGGCTTGAAACCGAATGCTGCTGCCGGGGCAGTCGACGTACGCCTTGCTGTAAGACGCGCCATTGGCCAGCACGTAGGAACCGTTCGCTGGATGCGTCACCACGCCGCCGCTGATGGCTGGAACGTTGGTGCCTGCCAGTGATCCCAGCAGCACCACATTGACCCACGGATTGTGCCCGGTAATCGTCTCGGTGTAGAACTGCGTGCTGTTGGTACCGTTGCTCGCGGTGCCTGACCACGAGAAGAAGGGGCCGTCGCGATAGACAAAGGGATCGTAAAACGGGCCGATCACCTGCCGGGGAAAGTATTCCGGCGCATAGGCGAAGTCAGGATCGTTGGCCGGGTCACCCACATCATCAGGAACCCGAGGACTCAGACGCGACCAGAGCGGCGTGACCCGCACGTCGTCAAAACCGAGAATCCGACCCAGCACTTCAAAGCTCTGCGCGGTACCTTTGATCTTCAGCCGGGGAAACCAAGTGTTTACAAGCTGCACTTGGGCCTCGTTCACCCCGGCAGTGCCGTTCATCAAGTCGGTCTGATAAAGCAGCGTGCCCAGCGTCGCCGCCAGCCACGAGAGAGTGTTTACATCCACCGACCGCAGCGGATCGTGGCCGTAGCGAATGTTGCTGAGATCACTTTCCGGGAGCGCCAACTGGGTGGCCACCCACTTGGGCAGCCGGTCGCTGTCTGCCGCCGGGGTGTCATCTTGCAGGTCAAGGCTGCGGGTATACGTTTTGCCTGCCTGACTCGTCAGGTCAACCAGCACCACATTGTTGGTGGCGTCCGGGAGGGCACCCGGCACCCAGAAGTTGTCCAATTTCTTGGCGAAGGAGCGCACGTCCTCCAGCCGGTCTTGGTAGCCGCTGACCACGGCCTCGATATACCCACGCTCGTCCCCGCTGATTATTGCATCAGGAAGGCGCTCGTAAAGAAACTGCTCTTGCAGGTTGCCGATCACGCTCTAACTACAGGACGGTGCGCTGGCTGCGCCTGCGGCTGTTGCTCAGGAGAAAGTGCTTCACCTGATCGCTGTTCACGGGGAAATTACAATTCACAAAAGGATCGAGTTCATTAACCGCTTCAGCGAACTTGGCTTCCTGCAAACGTTCGATGTAAGCCGCCACCTGTTCGGTCAAACGGCGGAACGCTTGGGGATACTTTCGCCGGTCGTGCCAGTATTCCATCGCACAGTTCCAACGACCGCTGTGCAACCGTCGAAACATCTGTTCCGAGGTCAAGCCCTGCCGGTGCCAGCTTTCCACCATCCGGGCCGCCAAGGTCGCAAGCTCCTGCCGGTGCCGGGCAAACATCGCCCGAGCCTGCTCCGAGGGAGCGTAAGACTCGCGCACCGCTGTATCCGCCAGCGCGGCATCCGGGTGCTTGGTCTTGCTGAACAGTAACGTCTCCTTCACCCGCTCCGGGTCGTCACTGTCACCGGGGCCGCTGTAGTTCAATCCTGACGCCAAGAATTCGCGGGTCACCCCGTCGGCTTTGAATGGATCATCCCCCACCATGTGCTCACACGAACCCTTCTCCACGTAGGCCAGCGTCAGATGCGGATGATATGTGGGATAGGTGTCTTCGTGCGGCACCTGATCGGAGATCATCCGGTTCAACTTGTGCAGCCACGGCGATTCCACGTCCAGCTTGACCACATCGAACTCCGGGTTGGTTGTAAACAAACTCACCTTGCCCAGCATGACCGGGAAGGGTGGCGTCTGCTTGGCGAGTTCATAAAGCTCCGGCGGGATTTCCTTGCTGAGCAGCCCGTACTTGACCGTGATGTGCGGCTCGCGCTCGCGGCCTTTGCCGCCATCTTCATCCACATGCAGCACGTCTTCCGGGATGTTCAACTGGTTCCACTCCAGAATGAATTCCGCCATTTCGGAGGGAACCTCGATGTCCGTGGTGGCGTAGCTGTAGTTCGACTCCAGCAGGGCTTCGGCTAGGCGCAGGGGTGTCATATCAAAAAGGGATTTCCTCGGCAGGCCCCGGCTGTGGAGCCGTGGGCAATGGATAAAGGCTGAACTGAAAAATGGTAAAATCTTCCGGTAGGGACGCTGACTCCGGGTTGAGCATGTAATTCTGCCCTAGCTCGAAATTCCGAAAGGTGTTGACCACTGCCGCCTTGATCTTGGCGAAGACCTCTTGGGCCACGCTCCAGTCAGGACGTGGCTCCGCCGCATAGGTCACCAACAGCACTTGATGCGTCGGATTATTGTAAAGACGGCCATCCGACGCGTCGATTTCTTCCTCGGAATACTCCGGCGACGAATCAAAGTGGAGTTTCAAGTCGCGCACCTGATACCCGGCAAGCTCCGCTGAATCCGTGAGGATGTGCTTCACCTGCTTTTCAAACTCCACCGGAATGCCTGAAAGCATTTGCGGCATTGCCTCGGGCCGGTCAGTGTCTTCAAGGTCTTCGTGGCGGGACTTGGACAGAAAACGCCGAGCTACACCCAAGGCGGCTTTCTGGGTGTGCCCTAGTGCGTCCGCTTCCTGCTCCGCTTTGGCCAGATCGTAGTCAGGTTCGCCGATGCCATATTTCTTCTTGAGGGCCGCGATCTCGTCATCCTCCGCGTCCTCGCCCAGCGGCAGGGGCACCTGTCCGGGTTCAATCGGGTCTGGCTCCGGTGGCTCCGGTGGTTCCAGATCATGTATTCGATGCAGGTTCTCCGCCGCGTAGTTTTTGTCCACATCCCGCCAGCTTGCTTCCAGATGGTCAGTGTCTACTTCCGTTGTCTCGCGATTCACCGCCACCATCAAGTCTTCCAGCGCTCCGTCATACTGTTCGTTGTTCTCGTCCTGATACTTTTCCACCGCATCCTTAACCGCTTTCCACGGCACAAAGACAGCAAACATGTCCGCCCCTTTTTTCTTCGGATGATCGACCCACTTGTGCGCTGTGCCATCAATGGCATTGACCGCCGCCTTGATGTAGCCAGTGTATACATTATCTTGCGAGGCACTGCTCAGGATGTCCCGGCCCGCGTCTTGGATGGCTTCGATGATGTCCTCGAAGGTACCGGCTTCCTCATCCTCGGGGTTGAGGTCTTCCAGCCAGCCAATGATCGTGGCGTCGTCGTATTTTTTGATCTCGTTGGCCGTCAGCAGCACGAAAGCTCCTTCCTGATTCGGCCCAGCATCGGGGAACCAGACCTTGCGGTTGACCATCACGCTGCGGATGTGGTCGATGGTGCGCTGATCGAAAAAAGGAATGACATCATCCACGCTCGGCGTGTTGTGCTTGTCCCAGTAGTGGTCGAACCAGTCGTAGTGATCGCTGTTGAATACCGTCTCGGCTGCCTCCGGGTTTTTGAAGACCTCCTTCAGATCGTGAACATCATCGTAGCGCAACCAGACCCCGCCCTTGGTCAAGGTTTCCGGGTCACGGCCAAAAGCGGCGGCAGCCCGGCGTAGTTGACCGCGCTCCGCATAGTGCAAACCGATGGCCACACCATAACTGGACAGGCTCAGGTGCCCGTGCCGGTCGGCCCGGCGCAGTTCCTTGACACCACCAATCTGCATCAGCACCCGGCCTGCTTTCTCATCCCGGTTCGCCTCCTGCCGGTAATACTTCAGCAGCATGTGCTTGATGTTTTTGCCGTACTCGGGATCGTTCAGCAGGTTGTCCAGCGTCAGAAAATTACCGTTCCAATAGTGGCGTAACACGTAATCTCCACCCACCACCGTCCCCAGTTCCTTGCTCCCGGCGTGTCCCAACATGTCCGGCGATTCCTTGCCGGTGATGCAAAACACATCAGCGTATTTGAAACTCATGTCCCACCGCTGCTTGTCGATCTCCGGCAGCCCGGCTTTGCGCAAATGGTAATTCAGGGTTTCCACGTCCTGCGGCACCATGACGGTAATCTTGGCGTCCTGATACAACAGCTTTTCGCGAACGCCCCCGCCGTAGGTCAGGTAGATGCCGGGATCATCCGGGTTATCCTGCGGTGCGACGGGCTTCTTTGGTCGGGCTTCATGCAGGTGCTCAAACTTGAACTCAGGATGATCCTCCGGCCCCCGGCTCAGCCAGTTTTTGACCAAGCGATGAAACCATTCCTGCTCCGCCAGATATTTCAGCGCCTCGCCATAACCCCGCCACCAGTCGTGGTAGCCGTGGCTGTTCTCGAAGATGTAGCCCACCCGCCAAACACCTTTGGGTTTACCTTCCGGCGGACTGTACGGCTGCCAATAGTACCAATAGGGATCGCCCTCCCCTCGCATCTCATCAGGAAAAGCTTCCTTGAACAGTTTCCAGTGCTGGGCTGCGTCCAGTTGATTGTAAACATGCGCAATCTGCTCATCTTCTCCCGCCAGCCTGCGCAGCATTTCATCAAACATCTGCCCCGCACTTTTAGTATTCGCCGCCCCGTTTGGCCCTAGCTCAACCCCGAGAAACAGGCGTCCAGCCGCACCCAGATCAGTTTCATCGTAGGTCGCCCGCTTGGCCGCTTCCCATCCCGCCACGTCATCCTCCAGATGTTCGAGGAACCAGTCCTGTGTTTCCTCCAAAGCCCCCAGACGCTTCATGTCCATCCAGACACTCCCCTCACCCTGCGACTCCGGGTAATGGTCGGTTTCACGGCACCACTCCCAGACCAAATCCGGGGTCACCTTGGTCAGCAGGTAAGCGTGATAGGCGTCCCCTGCTTGCTCCACCATCTCTTTGATAAGATCAGGCGCACCGTCCTCGGTCATCCAGCGCCCTTGTTCCTCCATCTCCAATTCCGAGGCTCGTTCCTCGTCCAGCAGCGGGTAATCATCCAACCCCTGCATGTCGGTGATGAAGTTTGACCAATCCTCGTGGGGAATGCTGGCCAGATACGTTTCGAGATCGTGGTGGGATTCCTCCGCCTCGGTGTCGTTAATGCCGATCTGCTGGTCGAACTTGTGCAGCCACGGATACTTCTTCTCCAAGTACTCGTAGTTGGACTGATCGTAAAAATCCGAATACTGCCCCTTGCTGGAATGGGGGATGTAGTAGTTGCCGTTGCCATTCTGCTTGATGACTTTATCAAGCTCATCCTTCCGCACATTACCGAGCGTCAGAATCTTGTCCACCATCGCCTGTGCCTGCGCGGCATCGAACTCTGGCTCATCCGCTCCGGCAGTGATGGGATCAATGTCCTCCGGGCGGCGGTAACGTGAGCGGGCTTCGAGGATGGCGTTCATTCGATGGCCACCTGCGGACTGCTGCCGCCGTAGGAACCAACCACATCGGTTGGAATAGCGCTGTTGGAACCGGCACTGTAAACATCAGGCCGGTTGACGTTCCCGTAGAAAGCGATGAACTGCTCCCGGATCGCCATGACATCTTCGATGTCGAAAGGCCGGTAGGTCGAATACTGGGTGCCGACATCGCACACGAATTTCTGATTCAGCAGCCGGTTGTCTGCCGCGTTTGCGTTTAAGCGGCTAATCAACCGATCAAGGTCTTCCACACCATCACCGGTGAAGACCACGCTGTCTTGCGACAACGCTCCGAAGTAGCAGTCAAAATACCACTGCGCCCTTCGGGCGATGTCACGATGTTGGGCTGGCGTCAGCAGCATACGCTAACTACTCCCGGAGACTAGCCAGATACTCCCGGCGTGCTTCCGGGGTAAGATTGTCGATGTATAGCTCGAAGTCATCGTCATCCAGTTTTGGTTTGTGGGTGTACTGACGCTTCACCGGGTGACCGTAAGAATCCCGGAGCACCTTCGTTTTCCCCCGAGGATAATTTTGCTGATTCATCTCCCGCAGACTTCGGTCAGCCTTCGGCCTCACCGAAGGTGATCGCGGCGCAGCCGCCATTGACGCCGTTCCGGCGGTGTCCCCGCGAGCGTCAGCGAGCGTGGACTGCCGGAATGCGTCAGGGTTATCTTCAACTTGTTTAACAACGCGGAGCGCTGCTTTTTCAATATGTACTTCTTCAAAGGCGCTTGTACTGTTTGGGGGACAATCACTTAACCCCTGTTTGCGTTGGGTTTTGGCGGTGGCGGTTGGGTTTTGGCGGTGCGTTTTGGGTTTTGGCGGTGTGCTTTGGGTTTTGGCGGTGTTAATCTCCAAAGTGCTCTTATCCAACATGTCCTGTTGAAACTGGCAGAGCAAATGACGCGGCAAATACCACGTGGGCTTGTTCCGGCGGGTGCGCCCCGAAGTCATCATTTTGGCCTGTTGTAAACACGAAAAACCACGCTCCGCGCTGCGCTTGGAAACATACCGGTGCGTCTCCAGCCACTCGGTGATGGTCGTGTAGTGCGCCGCCGCCAGCCGGGTCTTTTGATAGGCGAAGCGCTGCATCGCGTAGTCGCTATCGTCGAAGGCCACCGGATCGAGATACCGGTAGACTTCCTCGGCCTGCCGCTGCCAGTTGCGTTTGATCCAATAGCTGACGTTGTGAAAGATGATCGCCGCCACCACTCCAACCTCGATGGCGACATTGGCATCAAAGGTGTGAAGGCTCCCGAGATCGGAATTGTCGTCGGCCACTGGGGCGTACTTGTAAACACCGCCCACTTGCTTGCGGAGAATCAGGGGCGGCGTGGCTTTGCCTGCGTTGATAAGATTCTGAAGGGCGGCCCAGACCTGCCATTCTCCCAGATAGGGATACTGCTCCCGAAGCTCCGCCAGTGTGACATCCACAAACCGACCGGGGGTGACGGAACTGCGATAATTAAGGTACTGATAAATCAGTGCGGAATTGACTCCGTAGACATTGGCAATGTACGGGTTGAAACGGTGGGGCGTGTAACGGTCGCTCATGTAGCAGAAGAACCGAAATCGCCGGGGAAGACGGTTTCGGGGCCGCTACAGGGATGGTAGAACTGAAAACCTTCCACTTGCTCCAGTTGATGAAAGATACGCGCACAGCCGCGCCGGAGCACCGGATGCTGTTTGTCCCAGAACCAGACCACATGCGCCCGGTTCTGGCCGCCCGCCTTGGGGCGCATGGCGCGGCCAATGATCTGCCGGGCCACTTCGTAATCACTGACATGATCCGCCACGATCAGCGCCTTGATCTCATTGATGCTGACGCCTTCCTTGACCAGCGGCGTAATCAAAACGGAACCTCGCGTGGTTTTGAACCACTCGAACATCTTGTCGCGGCTCAAGGGAGAATCTTCGCCCACCAGAATCTCCACCTTGTCGCCCAGCGCTTCCTTCAACAGTGCCTCAAGGATGTAGACATGCGTCGTACGCGTGGCCACCACCACCGTTGACCAGCCTTTCCGGCTGAAATACTTGGCCCATTCCACGATCATCAGGTTGCGCGGTTTGAACTGGATGATCGACCGGTCGTACATGCGATCCAGCAGGCACCAGCGCGACTCTACCTCGTGAATGTGCCCCGCGATCTCCAGCCGGTGCAGCCCCGGAACGACGATGGGTTCCTGAATCCGAATCCACTCCCCGTGCTCGTCCTTCTCCGCTGTCTTGATGGTCTTGGTTTTGCGCTTCCCGTCCTTGTCCCGCTCGAACACCTGACCTTTGTAAACAGCAGGCACCCATTCCCCATCCAACAGCATGTGGGCGGCACTGCCGATTTCCGGGCGATAGGGCACCGTGCTGCGCCGATCCCGCCACGCCGGTTCATCCACCACATAGATGTGGGGCCGCGCCAGCCGCCCCACGTCAATCAGCGGAGCCGCGTGAACCTCGTTCAACCTCGGGCCAAACAAGCCCCGGATCATGGTGGAACGGCCTTTGTCGTTCTCCTTGCCGGTGTCGCTGGCTCCCAGCCGGAAGTAAGCAGGCACCGCCATGAGAATCTGCTGGCTGGTCTTGCTGGGTGAATGGTGAACCTCGTCGTAGAGGATGGCGTAAAAAGTATCGAACCAGCCTTTATTGGACAGCGCGATGAAGTGTTTGACAAGCATGGCCACGGTGCAGATCACCATGTCCGCCGCTTTGAACTCCTTGCGCCCGCCGCCACACTGGCCGATCTCGAATTGTGGCAGGAAGCCGCGCATATCCTTGGTGGCCTGCCGCACCAGCCGCTCCGAGGGGGTGATGTAAAGAAAGCGGGCCTCGGGGAAACGTTCCTTGATGAGCGCCGCCGCTCCGGCGAAGGTGGCCGTCTTGCCCCCGCCCACCGTCACCTTGTTGAAACCGATTCCCGCCCGGAGCCAGTCGAGAATGCACTGGCGCTGGTTCATGTCCAACTCGTGCCTCCCGGCAATCAAGTCAGGACGTACATCGTCGATCTCCAGTTCCGCAAAGGGATATTCCAGCAGGTGCTTGAGGCTGACGTTGAAACCTTCAAACTCCGCGAACCGGATCACATCTTCCTTGTGGCCCCGCAGAATTTTGGCCGACGTGCTGTTGATCCGCTGCATGGGCCGGATGTAGCCATCCCAGCCTTCCTCCCCTTTGCTGACCCTGTAGCGCTGATAACTCAGCGCGTAGTAATAGCCTTCAGGTCGGAATTGAAAATCCTCCACCAGCACATCCAGTTCGCGAGGCTTGCCGGTGACAACGACGTGCGTGGCATTTTCGTAAAGGGTAATCACGCTATCTGCCCATCATGTAGTCGCGCAGGCGCTCAATGATACCGCGACGTGGAGCAGCGGCTAACAACGGATGCCGGATGATGGTCATGAATCCATGTTCCGTGCAGTGCCCGCCGAAATGCTTACCCCGCCCACTAAGTTTCCACGTCAACAGTGAGCCACAAAGAGGGCAATAAGAAGGCGCAATCACGGACATTTCAATTCGAGCACAAGGTTCAGCGCCATCCCGGCAGGCTGTAGCTTGATGTATACATTGTGCTCCTTGTTGGGATTGATGATCTCGTTGTAGATCGCCTCAAAGGTATAGATCACCGGATTGCCAACCTGAGCCACCCGGCGGCCAACTTCATCCCAGAAAGCGTTCATGAAATACCGGTCGGAATTCTGATTGCATTCCACTTCCACCTTCCAGACCAACTGCAACATGTCCCGCGCCCGGCGGGCGATGAGGTTGGCATCGGCCTCGTTCGCACCCCGCACCAAGAAGCTGGCTGCTTCCAGTGTGCGCACCGTAAAGACAATCCGGGATTCATTCATAACGGCACCAAGGTTGGCCGGGGCCACGGTTTGGTGGGATCAAGGGTTTCGCCGTTGTAGGTCACCACCACGTTCCGCACTTCTGTCGGCAGCTTATCGGCGCAACAGGCCCGCCAGACCGCCCGGCCCGCTTCCCAGTCTTCCGCCATCGCCCGCAGGGTGCGCCCGCGCCCGGCCCCCATGTATTGTTCCCACTGGATTATGTAAACATTGTCCATTACCGCCGCACCTTTCCGACCAGTTCGACGACTTCCTGCGGGCTGATGCCCGCCAGCACGTCACACGCATTCCGCTGCGCCGGTCGGGGAGGACAGTATTTCGGAAACGTGTTACTGTAAACAAAACAAGGAGCGTGGGGACAAAAATCTTTATGCCAGATCGGATGGTGATTCTTGTAGTACTTCATACGGCTCTGCGGCGACATCGGCCCCCATAGGCCGATACAGGGCGTGCCAAACGATCCCGCAATGTGCGCCAGCATACTGTCAGGGCTGATGGCCACGCTGACGTACTCCGTGAGCGCCCAGAGTTCGCGCAGGTTGGGCGACACAAACGGCTCGACATTCTTGAGGCCGCGTTTTTCCGCCTCGGCAATCAGCGTATCCTTGAAGGCCGCCGGAACAAATTCATCATGCAGACAGAGCCAGTGGGTGTCGGGGTAGGCTTCCGCCACCTTCAGCGCCATGAACACGCTGTCATTGGGTGAGAGGCAGCGCACCGGATTGGCGCTGGACATCTGGTAGAGGCCGGTGCGCTTGCCGGTTTGCAGATACTTGTTCAGGGTGCCAAGCTCACTGGGTGTAAACACTGGCCGCACGGACTTCTCCGCATCCGGGATGCTCTTGGGATCGAAACCGATCTTGCGCAGCATCATGTCAATCGGGTGCTCCTGATCCTGATGCTCGTCCATGTTGACCGCCGCCTCCCAGTGCGCAAAGTGATCGAACATCTTGACCGTCTCCCAGAGGACGGGAATCGTCAGCACGGTCTTCACCCAGTCGAAACCCCACCAGCAGACGTTGTTGCCGGGATCAGTGAGGATGTGAACGTCCAAGCCCAGTTTGGCGAGATATTTGGCGATGGGCCACGTGAGAATTTGATCGCCATAACCGCCGCTCCCGTTGAACAACAGAATGCGCTGGCCCGGTTTGAAGGCTGCCGCGTGCGCGTTGACAATGCGCGTATCCACCCGGCTGACTTTGTAGGTGCGGGTTTGCACCTGTGTATCCCGCATGATGCGTTCGACCTGCGCATTGGCCAGCAGGTAGGGGCGATTGGCCTCAAAGGTTTGCGTGACTCCGCCCGCGCTCTTTTTGAAAGCAATCGTGATCGGCTCGCTGAAGGTAATCAGATTCATCCCCTTTAAGAACTGGTTTTGGCGTTTACAGCAAACCCTGTTCTTGATTGTGGTAGTTAAGGCTGAACGCTGAGCGTGACGCTATGATTATCAAGAAAAAAGCCGATACCTATAACACCTACAACCTTGAAGTTTCATGGGGACAGCTTGAAGCCTTCAAAGCCGCGCTCGAAGCGGATCATGCCGATCCCGTGCGCGATGAAACGATGGCCGAACTGGCATGGTACATGGAACGGGTGCCGGGGCCGGGAGTGGATGAAAAAGAATTGGAACAACAGCAGGCGGCGGCCAAGGGTGAAGGCGCACCCGGCGCGGAAGAAGGCGACATGCCCATTCCCATGCCGCCGGGCGGCGAAGGTGGCAATTCGATGGGTGGCAAGCAGCCTACGGCTCCCCCGGAAGGCGGTGAAACCGGACTTGATCGACTCATGGCCAATGCGGGCGGCGCACCGGAAGATCAATCCGGCGGCCCTGCGCCAACCGGCGACACCGAGGCAGGTCTGCCGGAACCTGAACCAGAAGGTCAGCCACCGGCTGGCGCACCGAACGGTCTGGCCAAAGGTGTCTCAGCCCGACCCGGCAATGGTGGCGGTGGCGGAAACGCGGATGCACGATTGCCCAAGCCGCCCCGCGAGTAAGGTGCATTCATCATGAGGGCGAACGTCAATCTTCTGACCGCCGCCAGCGAAAGGTCGGTAGCCGCCAGCGTCACCGGATATGAAAACGCTACGGCTGCCCATATCGCTGGCGACTGGGGCGTCCACAACCAAGTCCTGTTCTACGCCACGCCGTTCTCCGAATTCGATTCCGGCCACACCATCGTCAACGGCTATTTGCTGCGGGTGCTGCTGACCGGCACCAATGGCGATGGCACCGGCGATGGCGCTTTCACTGTGCCGGTGGTAGTCCCCGGCATCGCCGTCAACGTCGGCGGCGCACCGGTCATCATCCGACAACCGCTCACGACCGCCGCTTTTGTGGGTGGCATCGTCAACCTGAGCGTCAAAGCCATCAGCGGTTCAGCCCAGACTTACCAGTGGCGCAAAAATGGAACTGACATTACGGGAGCCACCAGTTCCGTCCTCGTAATTGCCAACATCCAGACCTCCGATCAGGCCGCCTACGATGTTGTCATCACCAATGAATTTGGTTCCACCACCAGCAGTGCGGCCAACGTGACTGTGACGGTTCCCGATCCCACGGTCAGCATCAGCAATGACGGTTGTTTCACCGGTGACACCCTCATCACGATGGCGGACGGCAGTCGCCGCCCGATCAAGGAAATCAAAGCCGGTGACCGGGTGCGCTCCTACCTGATTTCCGGGCTGAACACGGCCAGTGACGACGCGTGGAAGACATGGACGACAACCGCGCTGAACATGCAGCCAACGTTCAGCACGGTGAAGGAAGTGTTCAAGCAGCGCACGGCCACCTACTACCGGATACTTGATCTCAAGGTCACTTTTGAGCACCCGCTGCTCAGCCGCCGCAACGGGGTCTGGGCCTTCCGGCAGGTCGCTCGTTTACAGGTGGGTGACTTTCTCTGGCGGGACGGCATCGCCCTGCCCATCGACAACATCTTTCAGGTGACCGAGGAAGTGGAAACGTACAATATGAACGTGGAGGAAGCGGATGTATACATCGCCAGCGGCTTCTGTGCGCACAACATCCTGTTCGCCTTCTTCAAAGGGTTGTTCTGATGTCCCAAAAGAATCTCATCACCAAAGCCCAGCTTGAGGAAGTCAAGACCGCGCAAAGCCTGCTGGCGGACAACCTGTATGCACACGCCAACGCCTCCCTGTCGGCTGCCCACGGCATCCTGCTTTACTACCTGCCCCACCCGTCGCTGGATGCGAACGGCAACGATGTCAGCTTTTACGCTGACGATCACGGAGATCGCGTGGGCTACTACCAGATGCGATTGACGTTCAACAACGTCAATTACTTTGCCCCGCTGGAAGTTTCCACGCTCCCCGGCAAAGACCCGCTGACCAATGTCATCGACGCTTCGGGGGAAACGGTCGTCGCCCCAGCGGTACCCGGTGGCACGGCATGGGTCACTGATTTCACTCCCGAAGACACGGAAGACGTGATCGTCACCAATGACAGCCTGCTCTTGCCCCACACCCAGCTAGGCCATTGGGAAACCCACACCGGCGGCATCTACCAGATTCTTTCCCAAGCCGTCTACGACAACGCCGGGCACAAGGTTTCCAACTACATCGCCCGCGTCGTGGTGGACGGGGCCGAACTCTGGATACCCTGCGATACCCGCCTTGGCGGCCCGGTGCAACCAGTGCGCTTGACCTTTCCGGGCATCACCACTTTTCTCGGTTCCAACCACAATATCTGTGAGATGGGCCGTGATGATTCACAGGAAGGTTCCTTCTGGTTTAATTTCGGCGGAGCCACCCTGCCGTATACATTCACATGGCAGCTTAACACCTACGCCCCACTGACCGGTGCGTGGGGGCCTGCTTACAAAGACCCCGGCGTGGGACTCGGTTCGTGGCTGGACATTCCCAGCAGCCCCAGCACCGGCAGTCTGCCGGGCGGCAGTCCTTACAGCGGCACTTATGAGCATGTGCCGCCCAACAAAATCAAAATCACCGTCAGTGTCGGCGATGCCAAGCGGGTGGTGGCCACCGTGCGCTGTAAATTTACCAATGCCGCAGGCACCCACTACAGCAACATGGGTATCTTCTACGCCAACGATGAGGACGGTAGCTGGATATTTTCCGATCCCGACGAAAACCAGACCCACTACTACGCCGCCATCACCAACGATCCACCGTGGGTGGACGGCTTCTATACTTGGCCGTGAACACTCTCTGCTGGCAGGTGAAGTCCGTCCATGACTGGCAGCCCGAGGAAAAGAATCTCATGCGGCAGGTGTTTGAACACGGTTTACGGGTATGGCCTACACTGGTTCGATGTATACACGCGACTCATGGCACCTTGGCCATCAAGGGCACGGAGTGCAATTACGCATGGGAGACGCTGGCCCAGTTCGATCTTGAACTGGTGGCGCTGGCCCGCGCCGGACGCTGGGACGATGCCGTCAATATGATGGCCGACCGTTTCCAACACGAAATGCTGCGGCACTGGCCGGATTGTTCGCTGGAACTCTACCGGAGCTTCATCACGGAACACTCTGCACGCCGCTCACCAGCAGCGACACCGGCAGCGCATCCGGGCTGATGATGTTGACGCCGAAACCGTTGGTGTAGGTGGTCTGCTCCAAAAATTTGACGTAAGTGCCGCCGTTATTCACCGCGCCAACTGCCGAGTTGGTCGCTGTTCCATAAGCCACGTCAGTTCCGTGCATCACCACCACCATCGAGATGTAGGCGGTGTTGTAGTCCACCGCTGCGCCGTCCGCAATGGTCGGCAGGATAAACGAGATACTGCCGCTGAAACAGGTGCGGTACGCCGCCCGCAGCATGGCCACGCCTTCGGTGCCAGTGGAATTCAACACGGTTAGCTCCCGCGCTTGCACTGCATAAGTGGTGCTCGGTTGGGAAATAATGCCCGCGCTGTACTCGGAATTGTAGGTATTCGTTCCGTAGTTGGCCGCTGTGATGATGCGTCCGTTGACAAAGGTGTCGCTGAAGATGGGATCACCGCCGGTCGGCCCGACAGCACCAGCGGAACCGGCTACCGCCACGCCGTAGGCCACATAGTTCCACGTCACGGCATCCACCTGCGGATCGTTAACCCCAAGACTGGCGATATGCGCGACCCGGCAAATCCACGAACCATAGGTGCCGCTGTAGGCGTAACTGACGGTATCCGTGGGCAGGTAGCTGGCACCGTTGGCCCACGGGCCTTTCCAGACCATGCCCGGCGAACCCGCACCGCCGGTACCGGGGATGCCCGGCGGGCCGGTTCCGCCGCGCATTCCGGGTTGTCCTCGGGGGCCTTCGATGACGCTGCCCACCAAAAGCGTGCCTTCCGCGCCCAGCGGGCGCATGGTCAACATCAAGCTTGCCGCCAGTTCCAAGGTGGCGGCTCCCGTGTTTTTGAGCGACACCACAAACTCACCGGTCTGATAGAAGTTCACATCACCCGTAAACTCACTGCCGGGGGTAACCGTCACCACCGAGGCCCCTGTGTTACCGCCGTAAGTGTTGGAGTAGTAAACATTCAATTCCGCACTGTTACTGGTGGGCGACGTGCTCACCACACCATTCAAAACCCGCGCCTCAAACCCGGCGGGAATGCGATAGTTGGTGACGATGACTTCTTCGTTGGGCGGAACCGTGGTGCGGATCACCGGCAGGGGCACAAACTGCTCCTGATTGTTTACAACGCTGACGACCTCATTCATCTTCGCCGCCAGAAGGTTGTCACGCTCGGCCAGTTCACGGGTCGGATTGCTCAACCCCGGCACATTCATGGCGTCGCCCTGCGAAAAGTGGCGCACATCACCGCCGCTGTAGTCCAGCCCGGCAGCACTTGGAAGATCAATTGGTTTTACGGCCATACGTTCTAACTACCAACGGGCATGTCGAGAAGCCACTTCAGTTGGCGGGTTTCCATGAAACGCTTGTACAGGTGAAATTTGAAATCGTACCGGCCATCCATGAAATACGTCCGATGCACTCCGGTTTCGACTTTCGTGCCCTTGCGGCGAAAGTGCATCTGGATGTCACGGGGTGGCCGCCAGCAGGGCACGATGGCCCCGACGCGGCCAATAGTAATCCGGCTGCCGGTAATGATGGCTTCCTCAAAAACCCCGCACATGACTTCGTACAGGTGGCAGGACTGGCTGTAAGTGAGGCCGCCGTCACGCATAAAACGGGCGACAAAGGCGCGACGGTCAAACGTCGTCTGTTCAGGTTTCTTCACGCAGTGAACACCATCGGAATGTTGAAATCCCGCTGGTTCAGCTTGCTGACAAAAGAAGCTTGTACGGTTATTTCACGATCTCCGTTGCGTTCCACAGTTAAGAACTGCAAAGTCACCCGTGGTTCCCACCGGGTCAGCGCATCCACGATTTCCTGTTGCACCAATCCTTCGATCCCGCTGGTTTGGAGTTCAAACAGAATCAGGCGCAGGTTCGTCCCATACTCGGGCTGCATGACCCGCTCTCCCTTGCTGGTCGTCAGCAGCATCTTGACCGAGGATGCCAGCATTTCGATGTCCTCGCCCCGGTTGAAATTCCACTGGTCAGGATTGGGGAAACCGGTGTCCTTGGGCAGAATGGGGCCGTAAATGATCGGCGTCGTTTCCGGCAGCGTGTTCAGCGGTTTGACGATCACCGTGAAATTGACGCCCACCGTGTCGGGTACCGGCGCGGCGTAGTTGTGCGCCTGAACGTTGACCGTGTAGTCGCCCGGCTGAAGATTGCGGTACGTGTCGATGGTCAGGGTGCCTGCCGTTGTGCCGTTGTATACAATAGGCAGGCTGCCATCATTCCAGTTCAAGGTGCCGGTGACGTAATTGAACGGCATCCCGTCATCCTCGATCACCCGGCACTGGATCGCCGCCCGGCCACCGGAAACGGGAGCCGCCACCACCCGCATCTGTTCCGGGGGCTGCTCGATCAGGTTTACCCCGTCGAAATCTGTAATGCGCAGTGACATCAACCCATCCAGCGGCGATAAGGTGAAGGCGTGCCGACCCCTTCGCCCGGTTTGCTTTCTGTGACCGGAGCAGTGGCTCCATCGTCATCCCACTTGGTGACCACCTTATCGACACGGGCCTGAATGGTGCCTGTAGCGGTGCCTTCCTGCCCGGTCGTCTTGCCTTCCGTGGTCGTGGCCGCCGTACGCTTGAACTCAAACGGATGCCGTCCGTAACTGGAGATCACCACGTCGCTTTCCTTGAGTTTCGCGCCACCCAAGACCCGCGTGGGCGTCCATTTACTGAAGGGCCGATCCAGCAGTTTTTCTTTGTATACAACTTCCCGTAACATGCGCACCGCATCTGCGGCACCGGGAGTCGCGTTGATCTTCGCGTGAATCTCATTGATGAGTCGGAGAGTGGAGGGAGCGGCCTTCTTGATCCGGCTTTCCTCCTTCTCGGAGGACTGGTCGATCTCGGACGGCAACGCGGTCATGAAGACGGAAACAATTTCATCCGGCAGGTGCATGTAGCGCTTGAACACGGTGTCGATCCACGCCTCCTTGGGCAGACTGTACTGCTCCATCACATCGCCCAGTTTTTGCAGAATGTCGGCCTGTACCCCCAGCATCTCCATCTTCAACTGTTCCTCAAGGCTGCCGATCTCCGGCATCTTCACCTTGATGTCCAGTTTTTCCACATCCTTGCCCTTGAGCACTGCGTGGAAATATCCAAGCCACTGGTAACTGTTCATGAGCGGCTTGCGGATGGACTTGATCTTGCGGAGAAAACGGATGTCCTGCGCCAGCAATGCCCGGCCTGACGGCATCTCCCCGCCGCCCCCGGAGCCTTGGCCGCCACTGAACCATGCCTTGGGCATTCCGATGATCGAGTAAAACAGGTCAGTCAGTAACTCGATGTCGTATACATCAGGCACGTCCGCTGTGCCGGGCAGCTTGGTGATGACGTTATTGAAACCCTTGGGCTGGGCAATATAGATCATCGTGTCCAGCGCCAGCGCATTGTAGTAGGCCGTAAAGTCACTCGCGCTGTTCATGTCCGCCGGGTTGCCCACCTGACCAAAAGCCAGCTTGCTGCGCAGCGTTTGCCGCCAGCGCTGCACGGTCTTCATCTGCTCCACCGGGGGCTGCTCCTGCACGTCGATGGAGATGGCATAGCGATCCGGCTGCACCTGTGCGCGGCAGACCACCATCTGGTCAATCGCCAGCCGGAGTTTTTTGTAAATGCCGTCCGCTTCCGCGAAGATCGGTTCCCCGTGCTCGCTCATGCGCATCCGAAACATGCGGCGAAAGTGCATGAAGTCCCACGGATACCAGAGGTCTTCAATGTTCTGCCCGGCAGCCATCGACACCCGCTCGACCGGCGTGCGGTTGTCCGGTTGCACGAACACGTCCTCCTTGTTCGGCTTGTGTCCGAGCCAGCGGTAGCCGATACACTTGCGATTACGCTCCAGCCAGTAGCGGCGCATCTCCATCGGATGCACAAAGGACATGCCCATGACACCTTCCTTGGGCGCATACTCCAGCTTTTCAAAATGGTTGCCCATCGCTGCGACGTACCAGACCTGTGACTGGATCATCGTTTCCACGTCAAGGCGCACCAGCAGGTCGTTCAATTCTTCCTCGAAAGCGGCATCGTTACACTGATACCAGATGGCACCGGGGCTGTTGGCATCCGTTTGGGTGGCTTCGTCGACGATCTCCACGAGGGCAGCGGCGATCAAATCCCACTGGCTCATCTCGTCCCAAAGCTGAAGCATCGCGTCGAACGTCGTCGGACGCTTCATCACCGTGTTGAACTTCGTCCAAATCTCAGGATCACCTACCCGGCCTGCATCTTGAAATTCCTGCCAGAGTCGCTGGTCGGCATCGGGCGTTTGGGCGCGTGGCACCAAGGAGCCGGTGCGTCCGCCTGTGGTGCCCATGAGGCCCATGTACCTCATCAAGCTGCTGGTGCGTGTATCTGCCATAACGTTTTAACTACCATTCGCATTACTACCCAAGAGAGAACCGCAAAATAAAAATTTTCCGTTCTAAGGGGACATGGCTAAGATCGTAAACAAACCGAAATCCGCAAAAACCCCTGCCCGGACAACCCGGCCACAGGTGGTAAGCTTCCGTATTACCTCCACCCAAGGCAAAAACCTGAAGGCCATTTATGACCGGGATGCGGCGACGGGAGTGAACTCCACCAACCAGCTTGCCCGTAAAGTGGTATGTGACTATCTCGCGGGACGCTTGGAATACCGAAACCCCGCTGATAAGTTGCAGGACTTGGATACCGTCGGCAAAACCTAAATCCGGCGGCACACGCCGCTCGCAGGATTCAGGTTGAACCGCACATCCAGAACAAACGTGCCCGCCGCTTCGTGATCGGAGCACGGGCACGGTATACGACATTGTATACAATCAGCCGTGATGCTCTCCACGAGCACCGCCGACTGCTCCACAATTTCCGACTGTTCCGCGCAGAACTGCTCCACGTAGCGAGCCAGCGACCCTGACCGACACTCCTGCGTCAGCCATGCCAGTGACGGCGGGAGGGTGCCCACTGAATCCGCAATGTAGGTTCCCGCAGCTTTTTTGGCGACAGGGGAGGCCATCAGAACGCGTAGTCGTAAGGACTGCCCGGCAGGTCTTTGGGCACCACTTCAATCTCCAGACCGGTTCGGGCCTGCCCGTCCTTGACGAATTTGGTGAAGCCATAGCGCTTGAACTGGTCGACCGACAAAAGCTTTTCCAGTTCCGGCAGGATTTCCTTGGGGAGCTTCAAAAAATCAAATTGAATCTTGATCGAACCATCCGGCCTGCCGGTGGGGATTACGGCATAGTCCGACAGGAAGGATTGCAGCGAAGGTACGCTGAAGACCTGCAAGGCAAGCCGGTTGCCGATGGCAGAAGTTTTCTCGTCTGCCCCCGCCTTGTTCATGCTGGCGGGCAAATCCTCAATTAAGAAACGGGCTGCTTGTGCTTCGGTCATGCCACCCTAAATACGAAGGCTCCGTGTGGAAATAGTAATCCAATGCCCGCGAAACCACCGAGGTCAGCCAAGTTTGCGGCACGACCGGGCGCACTGGCAGCCACGCCGGAGTTTCCACTTCGACGGAACAGACCTCCCGCTCGTTGATCGACAGCGAGTAGAGTTTCATCAAACTAATTTCCACACCTTGAAGAACCAAACCGGCGAAAACACGAAATCACGCCTAAGCTGATTGAAGCTCAATGAAAGTCTGTTCTTGTATACAGCATGAAGCTACTTGTCTACGCAGATTTGCAGGCCACAGATGGGGACGAACTGTGCTTTACCCGGCCCAGTATCACCCTTCAACACCACCGGGTGGAGAAGTTTTTCGATGACATTGCCGCCATTTATACCCAGCACGGCTGCGACGGTGTAGTCGATCTCGGGGACACCACTGACGACCGTTCCTCCATCCCCATGCCAACCTTGGAGATTCTGGGCACCGGCCTCGCCAAGCTGCCCGAAGGCAGTCATTGGAAATTAACCGGCAATCACGAACAATACCTGCGCGACACGTCTGTAAACAACCGTCGTCTGTTTGCGCACCAATTCAAAGTCGTGGATCAGTACCGCATTCAGGCGATGGGCGACTGGACAGCCTTCTTTGTGTCCTACCCGGCGGACTACACCGCGCTGACAAACTGGCTGGTCAAGGAACTGCCCCGGTTTCGCGGCCCCAAGATTCTCTTTGGTCACTTTCAAGTGGAAGGCGCTTTTTACCAGAATGGCACCGCATTGACCGGGGTGCCGCAGGCGGTGCTCAAGCCGTTTAATCTAGTGCTGCTCGGCCATATCCACATCCCGCAGGCTGTCACCGCCAAAATTCACTACGTCGGCTCACCGTTCCAGCAGGATTGGGGCGAAGCGGGCCAAGCCAAACGCGTGGCGATTGTAGACACTGACCAGATGGCTGTCGAATGGGTGCCTTTGACCGGCTACCCGGAATACCGGTTGATCTCCTTCGCCGAGTTCACCGCGCTGGTGGACGACCAGAGTGAAAACCGCTATCGGGTTACCTTGAGCAGCCACGCGGAATCCGAACAGTTTTTCAAGCACCCACTCTTTCACCGGGTCACGGCGCAGTATGACTACGAAGAAACACCACCGGATCAGGTCACCCAGAATGAGGACTGGTCATTCGAGGGCATCTGCCGCCGCTACCTGAAAACAGCCCCGCCCAAAAACGTTGGCCTCGAACTGACCGACGACGAAATGATGGATGTAGCGGCCACGGTGCTGAAGTCCTGATACGTCTCTCCGCATTGCCCACCAATGTTTATAGCTGCAACCAGTCAAGCTCACGTTGTTACTTACGCATAGCCGGTCGTGTGATCGGCGAGAAATCAAACAAACATCACTATGAACCAAGTATCATCCGTTCCGTTTGGCACAGACGCCAATGTCTTCCAAGCGTACGCTGAATCCGCAAACGACCGGCTTGGCGCAATTGACTTCGTGTTCGAGAACACGGGGCCAAACACCGCCTACATCCGGCTCGCGCAGTATGACGGGGTAACGTCGCCCTCGGGCTTCGCCACCATTGACACGACATACACGGCTTCGCCTTTCACGGCGAACTTCCTTGGCTTCGCAGTGGCTCCCGGCGGTACGCTCACCCGACACTACACGCTCATTTCCAAGCGCGTGGCGTTCTTCGGCTCGGGCAATACCAACGTGAACATCTCCGCTGTCCTTCGTAACAAGTCCGACCTGCGCGGTGCGCAGATCGACATTGTGGCGACGGGTCGCCGGGGCTGGGGCTACGACGAAGCGTGGAACCGCAACGAACTCATCAAGAAATGGGGTTCTGTTACGGGGCCTGCCTCAACCAGCAGCAACATCAACGCTGGGCCGGGCAACCTCAATCCGAACGGCACCACGATCTAAAGCCGCTCGATCTCACTTGCAAAGGACGTTCTCGAAAGGGAACGTCCTTTTTGTTCTTATGACTGTGAGCACTTCTTTACCCGCCAAGGTCGAACGCGTCTGGCTGGTGGACGCCACCGGCAGCACCGTGGAGCGCCAGTCGGCCCCCAAGAAGCTGTCCACCGGTCAGCGCCATTTGCTTTACCGCATGGGTCTGCGAGTCGTTGATGAATTCATGAAGGCTCGTGGGTTCACATCCAACGCCGAAGAAAGCCAGTGCGGCTTGAGCTACGAAAAGCGCGGCGTTTGGATCGACCTCAAGATCAAACGACCGGACAACATTGCTTTCGTGACCTCCTACAGCGGCTACGAATACAGCGCCGATAAGGTCAAAGCCAAGGTGATAACCGCCAAGGACATGCTGGGCAGCGATTTTCTCGTCCAGATCAACGTCAGCACCAACGATGCTGCGGGTACCCGTGCGCCCATCTTTGTACCGCTGCCGAAGGAACTGGAGAAACCTGCGCAATACGTCGTGCAGAATGTGCTGGGAACGCTGGCTGAGGCTTGTCGCACCATTCCCAAAGTGAAGGATGCGTTCACAGCGGACGCTGTGCGGGAAGCACAGACGAAGCCCATCGAAGAACTACCGGTGCATGATCTGCCGCTGCTGCCGGACTAAGCTACTACTGAACCATTATCCCGGTAGCACTGGTAGAGCTTGTCCGCAGGGTGCCCGTAATGCCGCCTTTGTAACCACCAATGCTGATAATATCACCAACTGT